TTACCGTTATACGAACGCGTAAACCATTCCCGATATGATCGAAGAATACCGTCTCACTGGGTAAAGCGTGCTGTATTGCGCGATTAACATGGGAATCATTAGTTAGTTGAGTCGCCTGGGTTGACCCATACATACTCCCCGAATTGGATAGTGTGTGGCATAGCAAAGAAGTGCTAGAAGCAACTCCGGTGAAGGTGTCTGCGCCGGCCAAAAACGACCCCCCCAATCCGTTTATATGGGTTAGAAAATCAGCATAGGTTTTTGGAGGAGTATTACTACCTCCCAATAACAGCATCATCATATTCATACCAATTTCCCGTACCACGTAGTTCCAGCATCGCGTGTCCATAGCAGTATCTGATCGACACCGGACGTTTGAAAGGCCGTGCGACCAGTATTTGCGGCCAAATAAGTAGCCAGGGTTGTAGTAGTTGTACCATCTGGCTTTAGCCAAGTAATGCCACTAATGGTATGCGTATAAGCACCCATGTTCGTCCCTCGAATCAGAAGATATGCTTCATTACCCGTAGGAGGGGGATTACTCAAAGCCCACGTTACTGTAGAACCTGTCGCCGTGTAGGTCTGTACTGACCCGCCCGTATAGTCAAATGTGACCGTAGCGTTGCTGATGTTACCCTTGTCCACTACGGTATAGCCGCAGTCCAATAGCATCGCTCGGTTAACCTGTTGGTCAGATAATACCTGCGTTCCGGTGAAGGTGTTTGCGCCGAGGGATGCTTTCTCAGTATCCAATTCATTGATAGCAGTTTGTAATGTTGTTGCTACAATGTTTCCTGCCGGAGTATTAGCAATAGAGGAGGCAATTAAGTCAGCAGAGTCAGCTAGCCTAGTCTCAATTCCAGCAGAGTTCTTCTTATACCATCCAGTACTCTTAGGATAGAGTAACTGCCTAGCGGCAGAAGGAGAAGCTGGAGTTCCTGTTTCTTCTGAAGCATCATATAGGCTCATATAATATATACCAATCCGTTATTAACAATAGTCCCACTATTATTCAATTTCTTCCCTACTATGAACTGATAAGTAGTGGGAATTGTTAAGGTTTCTGCTGCATCAATAGTGTCACAAACAAGAGGAAACTTAGTAGTGCCGGAAACTACTGAATCAGTGGCAGGTAATTCTTGTACCTGCCCTAAGATAATAACTAAAGGTTTTCTAATAGCCATACTAAGTTCCTCCCTTTCTTACTAAACCTAAGCCAACAATACACCCAATCTGTCTGTGTCTATTTCTAGCTCTGTAGAGGAGAGACCAATGCCTACCTCACATACATACTGACCCGAAGTAGCAGGTGCAGTAGCCGTCAACAATCCAGCAGTAGCTGACAGATAGTAAGTAGTTCCAAATGCAAGACCTCCTGTGGTTCCTGCTATTGCATCCCACTGTCCTGTAGTTGCAGTTAGAACACCATCAGTCTGCACAAAGCCAGAAGCTCCTGAGGCAGTAGAAGCAGATTGCATAAGACCTAGAACTTTCCTAGTTCCAGCCGATGCTGCTCCAGCTTTATCCACCTCGGTAGCAGAAGATGCATATACAGGAGTTCCAATAACAATGGCTCCTACGTTGGCATTCAACTTGGATAATACATCTACTTCAGACGCAGCCGCTGATAGAGTATCTCCAGCAGGAATCTGTTGAATTTGACCATTGATAATTACTAGGGGTTTCTGAACAGCCATGATGAATCTCCTTCTTTCTTAGGTTAATAAAATTGGTTCTTCTATATTCAGAAGTAAAACAGTTGTTGATACAGCTCTTCCTAATCTTATAATATATCCAGAACTGGGAGCAGTTGTAGATATACTAGAGGGAGAGGCAAGGAAATAAGGACTTCCGGCAGTTAATCCTGATAGAGTAATCTTTCCAGCTATTGTAGCAGTTGCAATAAAAGTTGCTAATGCAGCTACTGATATTATTCCAACTACCGTAGGATTAGTTGTAGAATCTGCCTTATAAAACTTATTCACAGATACATAAACAGGATCTCCTACTACTAGGCTCTCTCCTGCTTCCAATGAGAGAGAATCTAATTGAACTACTTTATCTCTTTCTGCTAACGAAAGATGGTAGTATTCATTAACTGCCCCACCCTGTATACCACCGAGTCCATTATGGGAAGTGGCAGCCGAGGAACCGAAGGCAGTAGAAAAAGCACTTCTTACGGCGGTGAAGGCAATAGCAGCTTTTTCAAAGGTTACGAATCCTACCAATACTCCTAGACCCTCTAGGATGGTTGGAACAGTTGAAGGAGGAATAGCATTACCAGCTGCAAATGCATTAGGGTATTCAGTCTGTCCTAGAACTGCATGAAGCTCACTGGGAGTATCATTGACAATATAGAACCAAATAGTGCCAAACTTATTATTTCCTAATAAGGCAGGAGTTCCTGTTCCATCATCATAGTATAACGTGTTAACTAACTTCTGTTCTATTGTATCTGTCCAACCGCCTATTCCATCCCTATGCCATAGATTAAATACATTGACATTAGCAGTTCCTGCAACTGATGTATCAAATGCGTCATGCTCAATCTCATTAAGCATGAAATAGAAATGCCCAGATGTTAGACTGATGGCTAAGGTCGAGGGATTACCTAATACTGAACCTCCTGCTGCATGAATGAACCTAGCAAAAGCGAGGAACATATGAGCAGTCTTACGGGCAGTATCTACATTCAGATTCCTTACATCTATTGAATGAAGAACTATTCCTAGCCTATGAATCATCCAAACAAGTATTTTATCCATTCCATTGCAAGCAGTTACTGCAGTACTGACTAGGAAAGTAGGAACTCCTGCATTATAAGACAGGTAAACATAGTTTGTAGCATTGTCTGTTAATGCAATATTCAACTGCGGAATCACTTCTACATTGTATAATGCAGAGTGAGGATCTGCTGCAGCTCTTAGAATTGCATTACCAGTTGAAATAGAAATAGTTCCATTCCCATTATCTGTTATGTTGCAACCATCTGTAATACCTGCACCCCAAGAATGATCTAAAAGACTCTGAAGATGGGTAACATGAGTAGGAGTTCCTATAATAAGAGAGGCAGGATACATTACCTCAGTAGTCTCATGCTGATGTAGAGTAGTCACTCCTCCATCCGTTAAATTCTCTATCTCTTCTAGTAGTAGTTTCTTTCCTTCATAGAAGTCAGGGCTTATTGATTTCATCCTACTCTCCTAGTGATAAGTCCTTCCTTACTGTAGTAAAGAATTCCATTCCTCTTCCCTCATGGGTTCTTGCTGAGGCATCATCTCCTATTGAGGAAAAGATATAAGCTGCGGCTAGATCAATGATTGCATAGGGCATTATATCCAACATCCAATGAGTATTGGTTCCAGATAGAACTGCTGGATATGTAAGATAGCCTACTTCTAATGCAGTTGCTAGAGCAGAGAGAGTATAAGTAAGGGAGGTTCCTGCTATATAATAGACATTAGGTTGCATCTGATTCTTAGGAGTGAATATCTTATCCTCTCCAATAGGTTGCATATAATATCTTACTGCAGTAGGCTTAACATAAGTGAACCTTCTAAAGCGAGTAAGAGAGGCAAGAGAGATAGTATCTCCATAGAGAGTGGCATCAATACTGATAGATGCTTCTACTAAGTCATTACGAAATGATCCCTTTAAAGTACAGTAGGAAATAGCCGTATTAATTGCCATCTCTATCTCTGTTACTTTATCAGGTCGAGCTACTATTCCCTGTACTTTTGTACTTACTTCAGCAAAGTTCATTTCTATCTCCTACTTATTTAGACCTTAATTAGTATTTCCTATCTCCAGGAGCTGGGATTGGAGTAATCTTTTCCAGAACTCCTACTTTTGTAAAGTATTTACAGAGTGCAATATCTTCTTCTGTTTCTGGGGAGTAGATACCCTCTTTACTAGGTTGCATGATATCTCCATTATTTCGGATAATCTTACTTACTTTAATATGCTTATATTGAACAGTCATTTTGATTCCTTAATTAGGTGGGACTAGATGTTTCATCTTTGCAGAAGGGGAGGAGCGGCCCAGTCTAGTCCCGTGAGCTCTAAATTACTTAGGCAACCATTTCACCGATACCTGTAATGGTAACAGTAGCAGCAGCAGTCATCTGGCAATGATAACGGCGTACCTTAGATGCAGCATTAGCTGTAACACCCGCTAATGTAACACCGACTCCTGCTAGCATAGTACCTGCAAAGGCTACTCCATTAACAATAGTGAATTCAAAAGAATCCCCGATTGCAGGATTATCCAGAAGGGCAATAATAGCTACCGCAGTATCAGTAGTATCATCATAGGCACCGCCTGGGCCTGTGCGCATGATAAGACCGCCTACGATACCAGCAGCTGTAAGAACTCCTGCACCGGCCGTAGTAATAGCAACCTTAGCACCCCGACCTGGGAGATTAATATCCAGAACACCCGCGGTTTCTACGATACCTTTACCACCTACTGTTGCATCGAAACCTACTTCACCGCCTACAATGGCCAGACCGCCAGCAGCCTCTGCAACTACTGTGCCGATTGCTGCTACTGCCTGTTGTTGCCAACCGCCTGTACTCGAATATGAGAGAACATCTGCCATGATATATTTCCTTTATAAAGAGTTAGAAGAATTCCCCCAATCTATGAAGAATTAGGGGAACTAATACTAATTGAGGTTAAGCAGCGCCTGCCGTCAGACCTTCAATTAAAGCACAGCTATAAGGATTGACTAGTTCTACAGCCAACTCAGTCAGCAGCGAACCACCTACTCCGTCAGTACCCAGTTCTACTACCTTACCATTGCTACCATATTCTTCTGGCTGCGTATCACGGCCATTCATATAAGCAAGTTTCAGGGCAGGCATATCCATTACCAGAGCAGTACCAACAGGAGCTAGTTCAGTCATTAGAGGATGATCAATGATAACAATCTCACCCTTATGGAAGCGGAACTTGGTGAAGTTCATACCGAAAGAAGTCTCAGACTGCATAATCTGCACTTGACAGGACAAGCGACCAATATCATTGATTACCTTGATAGCCTGATTGTCACCAAACAGAACACGCTGCTTCGAAGAACTCATGTCAGTAGAATAACGGAAGGCAGGTTCCATCAAAGTTACCAACTGTGCATAGGTAGTAGTAGCACCTGCAGTATTAGTATTAGCAGGAGCATACTGTTCCAAAGCATCAATAATGCCTTGAGTAGCATGAACAGGTTGAGCACCAGAAGTATCCATCTTAGGTTGACCCCAGATAATAGCAGTTTCGATATCAGCTGAGTGGAACAGAGAACAGTCCTTGCGAGATTCTGCAATGTTAGAATAACCCTGCTCCGAGAGAGATGCAATTGCAGTACCAGTCAAGCCCCAAGCATTACGGAAGATTTGGGTATAGTTAGGTACATAGGTAGTAGCCAGTTGACGAGCCGCTGGGCGCATACTACCTTCTGCATAAGAAGTACCTACTTGAATCAGACTATCTGCTGCATTAAGGGCTGCTGCAGTTACACGACCATAGGCACGAGTTACAGTAATAGTAGTAGTGCCAGCAGGAATTGCAGTAACCAGAAAGTTTTCACGGGTGCGAGTATTATGCAGTACCATGTTAACTGTCATGCCTACATTGGAGCCAATAGTCAAAGTAGTCTGAACATTGGTATCACCCGCAGTAGAGGTAGTCTTGATGAAGGTCATAGTCTTACTGAAGTAGCCATGAGTCGAAGCCTTGGCAGTAGACTTGCCAGATTGACTAGACAGTGCCAGCATAGGAGCAGAGCCATTAGGGAACAGTCGCAGCAGAGTTGCTGCAAACGAACGCATATTCAGTTCGGCTGGATTCTGACTTGTATTAAAGATGCCATTAAGAAGTGCCATTTTTATTTCCTTTCAAGAAATAGAATTACAAGAGGATTATTTCAAATAAGCAGACCAATCTACTTCTCCAGATTCAGCCTGCTTTTCTTCAGCAGTCTTCTGGGGAGAGAGAGCAGAACTAAGTTGCATCAAATGATCCTGAGCTGCCCTAGCAATCTGTTGAGGATTAGCATCAGGATTAGCTTTAGAGAACATCTCTGCTACTCGGTTCAATTCTGCTTTTACTACAGGATGGGAATAGTTTGGAGCATTAGAAAGTTCATTAGAAGTAAGTTGTTGCTTTACTCCTGCATTGAGTTTCTTACTATCGAAGTCTGCACGTTGCCCTAGATGGGTTTCTGTGAGAGCTGTGGCGTGCTCTAGAGAAGCACTGTATGAGTTGCGTCCAACAGATTGGATAACAGAGAGTAGAGATTTAACATCTCCAGCTAATGCCTTCTCCATTAAATCAGGTTGAATGCCTTTAGTAAAATCCATCGAGGAAGATACTTCTCCTAAGGTCTTTGGGTCGAGCTTAAAAGAAGGAGCTTGAATATCTGATGAAGTGTTCGCAGTTTCGTACATTTTCTTGTATACGTCAAGCGGATTTACTGGATTTAGTCCAGTTCCTGGAACATTCCCTGCGGCATCTGTAGTAGTTGGAGAGTCAGAAAGTCCCTTCTGCTCTACTGGAACTTGCTTAGGAGCTGCTGGCTGTGTTTTGAAAAGATCCATAATACTCATTTTGATACTCCTTAATTGGATGAACTAACTGGCTGGGATTCTTCTATTGATAGAAGAGTTGCTATTACCTGTAACTTTCCTTGCACAACTGCATGAGCCTTTACAAGAGCTGCATTATCAGTTGCAATAGCAGAGAGTTGCAGTAATTCTTTAGTATCTTCGAGAGCTAACTTTCTAAGATACTTCTTAATAGCTGGATTAGAGAAGGATTGAATTACTATATCCTCCTCTGTCTTACTCCAACTAGTTGATGGGAATACATCTTCTATACTCATTTCTTAAACTCCTGTAATAGGCATTGTAGATGCAGGTTGCTGCGGAGCTAATGGAGCCTGTTGCTGCATCTGCTGAGGTTGTGGAGTGTATTCTTCCAATCCTCTAATCCCTTGCAGTTGCATTAGATGAGAGAACATTCCTGGAAGCATGGCTCCATAAGCCTGTTGAAGAATCTGACTTTGCGAGATAAACTGCATTGCACCGACTATAGCTTCTGTACTTGCTAACTTACTTTTAGGAGTATATCCATCAGCTACTCGGAAGGCAAGAACCTTACTTCGTAGTTCTGCTATATTAACAGAAATTACTTCTCCAGTCTTCTGAGATACTATCTCTGCATCATCTCCATATTGATAGATATTCAACTTGAGGATATTCTTCAAAGGCTGGAATACTTGGAATTCATAGGAAAGAGCTGGAAGGCGTAAGCGAGAATCTGCACCTCCCATTGTATCATTCCATTCAGTTACAGACTTATTACCTTTCTGGAACTGCCCCTGCATTGGACTATTAAGACCACTTAACTCTTTGCCGAATGCTACAATCTGCATACCGGATTGAAGCGCTCCCTCAGTTCCTCGTGCATCAAAAGGAATCTGATGATAAGCATCTCTAATTGATTTACCCGCAGCTAATGAATTAGACTTAACTGGAATCTTAGCAGCAGGAACAGGGGCATTAATATCACTCGATTTAATAAGGTCAGAATCATAGATTGCTCTATCAGATACTGCCCTTCGAGCGGCATTGAAGGAGATATTAAAGAGAGTCTCAGCTGCTTGCTGAAAGGGAATATTACCCTCTGCAACAGACTGAGTCTGATATCCTAATCCATCTTCCAGAGGCTGGCCAAACAAGATAGGTAAATAGTCATAGGCTGAGATAATTCTCTCTGCCTGTACTAGGATAGAAGAGTTAATTACTACAAACTTCCATATCTGAACTGTATTAGGAGAGGGACTATTCAGAGAGAGTTCAGAAGGAAGAATACGAGCATAGAATGTAAACTCTTCATAGTTGTCTGTCTTAAGAGTATTATCTTTATCCCCTGTTAAGTAGGTAAACCAGTTAATACCAGAAAAGGGTTTACGAGCTGCAATATAGTCTGATACTTGTGGATGAATTCTATAGCAATTCGAGGCATCTCCAGTAGCAGAGGAGACGGAGGCCATAGCTTCCTTTACATTGAATGCTTTACCATCATCTGCAAGACGCTGGAGTTTACGCTTCTGTTTAATCCTCGAATGAATCTTGAGATAACCTGCATAATCTCCCTGAGCAGATACATCTCCAGGAGCTACATTATAGTCCCAGACTGTATTGTAAGGATCAAGACGTTCTATTCTGGTAAATGATTTCCTATCCTTAGATACTTTATTCTTGCCAGGTTTTAGCATTTCATCTGCAATAGAATACTGTTCAATAGAATCCCAGCATGTTTCTATTGCAGAAAAGTTATACTTAACTCCATCCCGCAAGAACATCAGAAGCTGACGAGCATATCCACCTAATGTAGCATGGTCATCTAATAGGATTTCCAATTTCTCTGCATCTGCCTTATTTGCAGGAGTAGATACAATAGGAAACATCGGAGAACCTGAAAGGAATACATCGGCTAGGTATCCTACCATAGAATCCACCTGGGATACTACAACTGGAGGAGTAGTCGAAGGCATATTAAGAACACCTACTGGAGTAGTAGCTGCATCTACTCCACTCCCAGAAGGAATCCCAGTAGCAGAATCTACATTGGATTTATAGCGATAGTAGGCTATGTCGATGGATTCCATCTTTTGACGATAGGATTCAAACTTCTTATGCTCTGTAAGAATTCTTTGAGCGAAGTCCAGAATCTTCCTCTGAGCAAGGGGAGTAGGAACAATCATCTTAGGGGTTTCAGCAACTGCCATTATTCTTCTCCTTCTTTCTTATCTTCTTCTACTTCTTCTACTGCTATTCCAGTTGGGAACATGGAATTGAGCAGTTTAGTAAGAGGTTGATTATTATGAGACATGGCAAAGCGACGAAGAGTTAATTCTACTTCATCTATATCCATCCCCTCTTCTGATTCAGGTTTCTCTAATTCTTCAATCATCTTATTTCCTTTGATTAAATAATGATGCAAGTACAGTTAATAAGGGAGAAAAGACAGCGGCTTCCTCAACTGGAGTATTCGAGGTATTTGTAATCAGTGTAGGGCTCGGGGTAGCTAGTTGTTTCTGTAAGGAAGCCATTATAATCTTCCTTCTAGCAATTTCTCCCTCTATTCCCTTATCTTTGTAGAGGACTTTGGCAGGATTCTTAGATACATTAACTAATAGGCCTGGAACATCTGATATTCCAGAAGTCCTCTCTTTTAATAGAAGCGACAAAGCTTCTTTATCCCTTTCTAATTGAACTTCTGGAGATATTTGCATATCCTTATAGTAGGTGGAATCCATAGGCATAATTATTTACCCTTACCTTTCTTTTGTGTAGAGGGAACCCATCCAGCCTTTCGCATTCCTCCATAGATATAAGCATCTGCCCTATCTCCAGTAAGACCTTTCTTAGCAGCTTCTTTTTTTAGGGCTTCTTCAAGTTTCTTAGGCATTTTAATCTCCTTAAAAAGGGGTATTATTTCCTACTACAGAACATTCCCCATCTATAGCTCCAATCGTCCTTCTCAAGTTAGTGATAAGATGCCAATACTCATTCCTTACATCCTGGCCATATGCACAACAGTCTATTAAATCATCTTTATTATCTGACTTACCTATCTTATAGATAGAAGCTTGCCAAACAAAAGCCCTCCTTGTATGAGGGTCTAAGATGAAATAGTTCTTAGCATAAAGTTCCTGAATGAAGTTCCTTATTCGACTCTCTTTACTTCTTCCATGGGGTTTTAGGGGAACTACTGTGATTCCTGTGATTCCCTGCTCCTTCATAAAGAAGTTAATCCAGAAGCCTAGAGTCTGTTGATAACCTACATCTTCTACTCCTATTAGAGAAGCTCCATGTCGAACTGCCATGCTTAATGCAGTCTGAACTATCCTATCAGGCATCTTTTCATCTGTATTAACCTCTGCTATAAAGCCCTTATTATCCTGTTTATAGTGAACTGCTATTACATTATCATCTGAATTCTTCCTGAATCCAGCTGGATCAATTGTAATAAAGACTCCATCAGGGTCATCTATCTGAGAGAATGGAGAATCTGGCAATTCATGAGGTAGGAGAGATAGAGCAATAGATTGTGGATCATTCATTACTTCTGCAAACCAGATATTGGCGAGACCTAGTTGTTCATCATGTTCATAGGATTCCATTAGTTCTTCTAGAGAGAATAACTCAGGCCAAAGAGGTAGTCCTGTTGAAAGGATAGCACCTGTTACCATACTAGTCCATCTAGTATTCTTCTTAAACTGATTGAGAATGCACTCTTCTGAGTACATATTACCTACATAGATTATCAGTCTATTGCCGCGAGGAGCTATTGCCTTGAATACAGTTCCTACTAATTCCTTTAATAGATTCTGTCTCTCAGAGGGAGATTCGTCATTCTGCCTAGTCTGTACGTCATCACAGAATATAAGGTCAGGCCGCTCATTCTTTAAATTAAGACCTCGAATACCCGCTTTCCATCCTCTTGCTACTAGGATAACTGCTCTATTATGATAGGTTGCTTTCTTAGTATCAGCTGAATCTATTGCAAGTCCTGCTTCCCAGTCCCCATAGATTGCAGTAAAGTTAGGAGAAGAGAGAATGTCATGTATATCTGCTAATAGAGAATCGGCAAGGTCTGAGTTTGAGCAGATAATAAGGGCAAAGTTCACCTTATCATAGACTATAAGCCAGCAGATTAGTATCTTAATGAAGGTAGTCTTTGCATGGCCGCGTGGTAGGCCGAGGGCAAAGCGCATTATCTTCTCCATATCTACTTCATCTCTCTGGGTTAGAATCTGCCAGATTGCAATATAGAATGCAGGAAGAGAGAAGATACAGACTGTTGGCATAGCCAATGCAGCAAAGAAGTTAATGTCTACCCTACCTTTTTCATAGGCTTCATGAGTAGATACATTAACTTCTTCAACTGAACTAGGGACGGTTTCAGGAAAGAGATTAGAGTCCTGCATATTGTAGGAAACTTATTTCTTCTGAGACTGCGCTGCTCGCAGGGCGAGGAGAGCTTGCTTCTGTGCTGATAATACTTGGGCTTGGCTCATGATTGAGTTCCTTTCCTTTTCCTGCTCTCATAGAAAAGAACAGTTTAGTTACTGCCTGTGATGCTAATGGGGCCAGTGTGTTATTGTCTAGTGCTACTATCTCTCTTTGAGAATTCTGCTGGATAATAGGAGCAGCTAGTGCATGACTGGGAAGAGTGATTGATACTACCATCATCTGTTGCTGATTATTAGCTGATAGTACTGGAGAGAGTCTAGACTTCATCTTCTCTTGCCTATCTCCTACTACTCTTAATGCCGCTGTTACATCCCTTAGTTCAGAGACTGGAGCCATCTCCATTACCTGTTTAATAAGAGCGTGCTCTGCTGCAAGGTACTTAGAGGAAATAGACTTTTCTTCTATATCTTCCTCTGCTTCTTCTGCTTGTTTAGAGGCCAGGATAAGTTGATATTCTTCTGTTGCACAGATCTGAGAGATTCTTCCAGGGGATAGGCCAACTATTGTTGCTATCTGACTGGCTGGAAGACCCGAGGATGCTAGAGAGGCAATTCTATTTAGATTCATTTTCTACTCCTATTGCTTCTGCTGTGATGGTTGCACTATAAGGGAGGATGGAAAGGAAGTCAATCTATTTTTGAGGAATTTTTATGGGAAGCGGGAGAGATTCTGATTGGATGAAATTAGGAGAAAAATTTAGGAAAATTCTTCTGCCCCTGTTGATACACGCGCACTATTCAGAAACTAAAAAAAGCCCATACCCCGGCTCGCTTCGCTGCGCCTACTAAACTAGGCAATAAAAAACCCCAACCAATTAAGGCTGGGGTTAGTCTAGTCTTTCCACTTTTTACTTGCCCGAACCCACTAGAGAAAAGCAAGTCTTCTTCCTACCTTACTTGTTACTCGAAGTCTGCATCCTCTACAGCTTCGCCATTGCACAAGCTGATAAGGTTCAACAGGATGGCTTCATACGCTGCTTCTTGCTCTTCTGTCATGACTTCCGCGAAGGCTTCCAGTTGAGTAGCCAATGCTTGCTTACGAACTTCATTAGAGGTTGCAAGGATATTCTTATTCCGTGCCATTGCAACCAGTGTATCACGAACAGCTTGCTTCTTGTCTGCTGCGTGCTTAGTAAGGAACTCTGCGAAGTCGCGGCCAAAGGCAGCGAACAATTTCAGGGCTTCACCGCTGCGCTCTGCCTTGGCAATCAACTGTTCGATAGTAGTTGCAACGTCTGCTTGAGTGCCGACGTTACGAGCTTTGGCAAGAGTAGCAGCTTCGATAGCAGCCTCTACCCATGCTGCGGCTTCACTGGAATGGTCAAACAATTCCGAAGAGGTAAAGACTGGAACCGAAAGAACAACGCCCGTCTCTTGGCGAACATTCTTACCATTCTCACCCTTGACTGTCTTACTCAACTTGATTTCTACGTTTTTCATTTTTAAAACTCCTTTTAGTTTGCACCCTATTTTATAGGCGAAGGATGCTTGGCCTTGTTGCGAGTTAGGACTATAGCAAAGTTTTGCCAGTGTGTCAAATTTATTTTTCTGTTGCCTGTAACTGTTGAGCAAGCCGGAACAATGCAAGCGTTGAACCATTCTTCAAGCAATAGCGCATGGCAGCATCCCTTCCAATCTGTGCTACCATCATAGCAGCTTTGATAGCATAGAAAGCAGTTTGGGTAATCTCATTGCCGTGCTTGTCATAATAGCCAGTATGAACTAGCAGACTTCTTTCGGGATTCTTGATATTAACTTGGAATGTATTCATCTTAGTCTCTCCTTCTTCTCTAATTGACTAGGGCCAATCCCTAATCAGTAAGTAAGATTCTATTCTCTTCTATTTAGTCTGTCAACATCTTTTTATTAGTTTGTTTGCTTGTTTGTACGACTACCCTATTAAGAGTAGGGTTATTAAATAAAGGTTGACAAGATGAAATAAAGGGAGTATTCGCGCGCACCCGTTCCTTCTTATTAGGTGCATTCAGAATGAGGAAGAGGAATGGAAATTTAAGAAATTCGATAGGGGTGTACAAATGAAGGGTTAAAAAACCCCTATGAATGCATGGCCTAGAATCACCTCCCCCCTCCCGGGGTCGCCCAAAATCAACGCACCCATAAAATCCAGATAGCCTATTACTACCTAACCAGACTAATAGCCTAGATACTAATACTACTACCAACAGACTAACTAATTAGACTAGAATCTACCCTTATAGCATTAGTTTGTATACCCCTCCATAAAAATAAATCTAAAAAGTTAAAGGGTTACACATAAACTAGAGCTAATAGAATATATATAGATAAGAGCCTATTATCTCACTCTTATCAGACTAGTATAGCAACCTAATACTATCCTAGTAACAGACTAGAGGAATTTTACCCCTTTCAGGAATTATGAGGACGGGGGGAGGGGAGCATACATTCTAACCCCGTGATTCATAGGGGTTTTTTAGGGGTTAAAAATAGGGCTTAAAAAGCATTGCAATCCTGAATTTTTTAGTGTATGCTCTCAAAAGTTACCCCTCCAATTTTCTAAGGATACTGCCATGCCTAACAATATAACAAATCTCTTGCAATCTATAAGCCTTATAGATTCTGCTATTCAACAAAACTCAACCTATCCTGAGACTAGGATAAATCTACAAGAAGAAAAGATAAGGCTAATAGAATCCTCACTGATTGAGTTAGAATCAGGGTGCAAGATTCTTCCCGAAGAATTAGAAGGGAAATATAAAACAGTTGGGCTGTTAGGAAAGAGAACACCACTTGCTAGGGCAATCTATATCCTAAATAATGGAGAAGCTGATATTCCTGCTAACCTCTTTAGAAGCTGTAGGAATCCAGACTGCTATAATGCAGAACATCTTATATCAGCATCAGAAGCTAGGCAAATGCAACAGATAGTCTATGTTCAGAATAATAAGAGAAAGCCTTATCAATCTATCCAAACCAGTCAATCTACTAAGCCAGTAGAAAAGAAAAGAGAATTGACAGAAGAAGAATTGGAGGAAGAAAGCAACAGAGTAATGAATGAACTATTTGCAGAACAAGAAAAGAATCAAGAAAAGAATCAAGAGAAGCATAATGCAGGATATTTAACTCCTGTAATGCTAGCAGAAGCAGAAGCAGAAGAATCAGAAGAGTAAGAATATCAAAGAGCAAAGCAAAACAAAGTCTATAACCAACTTAATCAATCATTGGAGTCTATAATATGAACATTGCTAAACTATCATCTAAACTCTTACTTGAAAGAGCAGAACAGAGACTCTTAATAGTCTGTCCTATTACTGGAATTATATCAGCAATGGATATACCCGCAATTCCAGACTTCTTCCTTGAGCAAATTAATCCAATCTCAACTACTTCTAATCTGTTCAAACTATCTCAATTAGAGCAGTCTATTCTTCTTTCCCTTGAGAAGCCACTATTGGCAGGAATCCTGCTTGGAATCTATAAATCAATTAACCTAGTGGAATCCACTGGAACTAGCGCAAGTGAGCAGAATCTTCTTCTTCAATCAGTTAATTCAGTTTTCCTTATCGAATCAATCAAATTCTTCTCCTCCACCTCAACTATTAACAAGCTGGCAAACAGTAGGAAGATAAAGCAATCAGAACAGGCTAAACAGAATGACTTCTTCAGAAATGAAGCCCCTATGCTAAGGATAGAGCAGAAAGACTGCAATGAAATACAGAATAGTTCAATGCAATCTGTTATCAGGAACTATAAGAAAGATGTGCAGGAATTTCTATTCCCTACTCCATCAGATAATGAATTGGCTAAGATAAACGAAGAGACAGAAGAAATCAGGGCAGCTAAGGGCAATCCCACTAGCTTAAGGATAGCAAAGGCTATTCTAGCAGCCAGAAGAACAGCAGCAACAGAACAGGCAGAATTACTTAAAGAAGCTAGGAAACTCAATTCTCTTCTGTTTAAAATGGAGATTATCAACGTAGCATTAAATAACTTTATCAAACTTCTTCTTGCAAAGGACAATCTGAAAACAGCGGATTCTGCAATGAAAGCAAGAGCAACAAAAGCATTAAGGAATAAGAATACTCCAGACTCTATTAAATTAGCTAATCTGATTGAGCATAAAGCATTTATATCCCTTGAGGATAGTTTGTTTGCAGGTGAGGATGATATAGAAGTTGCTGAAGCAATGGCAGAACTTCCTATGGAAGAAGAAACTAATAAAGATAAGCCTAAATCCAACCTAAAAGAAATACTGGAAAGAAAGAGGCTTGCTAGACTTGAGGCAGCGTCACTATCTAAACAAGAACAGGCAGAATTAAAACTGGCGTTTCCAATAGTTACTTCTATCTCGCAGAAAATATCTAAAGCGGAGCGCGTAATAAATAATACCTTAAATACAATGGAATATATTAACAGCATAACTTCTTTAAATATAATAGATGGGAAATAAAATGACTATTAAAATTAGGGAAACCTTCGGAGTAGTCAATCCATTAACAAGTAAACAGTATACTGATATTATATTAGCTTCAATAGAAGCCAGACTAATAACAGAAATTAAACTTCTTCCTAACTCTGTTCTATTCTATAGAGATGAAGCCTATCTAATTCATTGCGATAGCAAGCTAAAAAGGAAATTAAGGGAAGAAGGACTAGTTAGAGTGATTGTGAGTTTCCAGAAAAGAACTTATGGGAATTATGCAGAATGCAGAATCTTCACAGAGAAGGAATAAGAAAATGAACCCACTTCAAGAGAAAATAACTTCATTAGAGAATGAGATACTTCGATTAAAAGAGGCTATCAGAGAAGCTAATGACTGGCTAGAAGCTGGGGAAGGCGTAGATTTACTCTATTATATGGAATCTAATAGGGGCGATAGACAATATATAGACACTATAAATAGCGTAATACAGGAAGGAATAAGAAAATGAGCCGCTCATTAGCTGAAATACTAGCAGAGAAAAGACTTCTACGACAACAGCAGGCTTCTATCAGTCAAACACAGATTGAAGAAAAGCAGGAACTAGCCAAGGCAGAAGAGAAAGAAGTAATAGCAATTCCTTCTCCTATCTTTAATCCTACTACTGTTAAGCCTTCTCTAAGAGAACTGATAGAACAAAGGAAACAAAAGGAAACCAGCCGCAGGGAGGTAAGGCAATTAACCTATCCCCTACAATCAGAACTCCTAGTAGTAGAAACAGATAAGAAGGAAGAAGAATATTCTGGAGCATTCAGTCTTTCCATTTCCCTCAATTCTAAACAGCTCTTAGCAAAAGACCTCGCTTTTGCAGGGAAATCCTTTTGCTTAGTAGGAGCAGCAGGAACAGGTAAGACTACTGCACAGAGAGAGATAGCGAAAAGCTTGCTAGAATCAGGAAACTTAGGAACTCATACCTTCAAAATACAGGGAACTAAGGAATATGTATCTGCTCCTTCTATTGCCTTTGTAGCCTATACAAGAATAGCATCAGGTAATCTTCGTAGAGCAATTCATAAGCTCCCTGAACTAGAAGCAGTCTTAACTCATAATGTAACTACTATTCACAATCTATTAGAGTACGCACCAGAAACCTATTGGAATCATGAACTGAATAAAGAAGCCTTTCGTTTTGTCCCTAGAAGGACAGCCTCGAATCAACTAGATATTACGCACTTAGTAATAGAAGAAAGTTCTATGGTAGGTCTCGACTTATGGGAGAAACTACTTGCAGCATTAAAGAGTGATGTACAGATTATCTTTATAGGAGATATTAACCAGCTCCCTCCAGTATTTGGCGATTCTATCTTAAATTATAGTCTTGTTCAACTTCCAGTAGTAGAATTAACTCAAGTCTATCGACAGGCCGACGACAGCTCTATCCTAGCAAATGCTCATAAGATTCTCAAAGGAGAGACTAATTTAACAGAAGATAAGGACTTTAAGGTTATTCGCTGTGGAACTACTAACTATACTCAAGCTAAACTATCTATTGCCCTGGGCCAAATGTTTAACAAGTGGAATGATTCAGGAGACTATAAGCCTGATGAAGATATCATATTAAGTCCTTGGAATAAGAGAGACTTAGGCACAGATAACATGAACAAGTGGATTGCCCAATTCCTAGGAGAAAGAAGGAATGCAGAAGTATTTCACATAGTAGCAGGAATGAACTCTACTTATCTAGCAGTAGGAGATAAGGTAATGGTCAACAAACAAGTTGGCCTGATTACCAAGATAGTAAAGAATGGAAGATATATGGGAAGGGCCTATCTTGCTAGTTCAACTAACCTCACTCGCTTCGGTAACTATTCAGGCCACGTAGAAGAATCAACAGAAGACTTAGAAGGAATAGACTATTCCAATATCAGCTTAGATGAGATGCTGGAAGGAGGAGAAGAAAGAGTAATGGAAGCTTCCCATTTTACTACTATCACTTTGGAAGATGGAGAAGAAGTAGAACTTACATCAGTAGGAGATTATTCTCCTTCTAGTTTCTCTCTAGCTTATGCTCTAACAGTGCATAAAGCGCAAGGTTGTGAATGGAGGAAAGTATTCCTCATAATGCACCGAGACCATCAAATCAGTCTATGCAGGGAAATGTTCTACACGGGTGTAACAAGAGCCAGAGAGCAACTCTGTATTATTGCAAAGCAAGATGTTTTAGAGAAGGCAATTGCAACGCAAAGAATCAAAGGAAATACTATTGCAGAGAAAATAGAATACTTCAACTCAGGAATCAGTCTGAACAATGCAGTAAGATGCACCAAATAATAGGAGAATTAAAATGACTGCTACAATATACACCCCAGAAGATTTCAGTCCTATCTATAAATATCCAATAATGCCAGATAAGAAAGGCTGGTATGTATCTAGTTGGAATAAATTACAAAAGGAGTTTCATAATGGAGGATTAGTTCCTACCTATAATAATATGTGGTATTGGGACGGGGAGTATTGGAGAATAGATGATGTAACAGATAAGGAGTATTCAATAACAAGTATGCAAGATAGGGAATGGTTTGGATTGAGGGAGAATCCTAATGCCCCCCTCTAATTCTAGTAATTCTCCCTCACTTCTTTCTGTAATGCTCTATCATTATATAACAGGAACAATCCATGCCCCATCAGATTGGACTACTGTTGCTACTTGGCTGGGTCTTCCTCATCACTTCTGTAACCATGCAGATTCTCATAAAGTGAGTGAAGAACTAATAAGGGAAATAGTAGAACATATTCCTTTAACCAATAGCACAGATATTTGTATGTTCTGGCAGATGGTAGATTCTTTTAATGCAATACTAACCAAGCAACAGCAGCAAGAACTCTTAATATATTTACAAAATAAGAGTATCACTAACTTAATAAAGCAACTTCGATTACAAGGAGAATTAGAATGAGCAATTCAACTAAAAGATATAAGATGCATCTCAAATTCAAAGATATGCCGATCTATTCTACAGAAACCTATTACTTCTCTGTAGAAGATTTCCTCTTGCAAAATAACGAATATGCAATTGCAGTTAAGAGAAAGAAACTAACAGTCACTCGTAGTCTAAAGGAAATTTCGAGTTGACAAAAAATCCGAAAAATCTTATACTTCATTTTC